TGTTTTGAGTATAGTTTGGTGTGTCAGTGTAATTAACATTATTTGGAACTGGTAAAATTACAGTTCCATGAGGTGCTGCATTAATTTTTACTGAAGATTGTACATTACTAATGAAACTAGTCTCTGGGGCCCCAGCATCACTACCAGTATCGACACCAGACTCACCCTCTGCAGCACTAACGTCACCTTTTAGGATGTTACCAGCAGTATTAATATTAATTTGAGCAACTTTTGTAAATTCAACAATATCAATCTGCATATAATCATAACTACCTCCAGAAGGCCACTGCAGATCTGCAGTGACACCAAAGTTCCTGGCCGTCCTAGTTCCAAAAACGTTATTATTAAGGAGTAGTAAAGCTTCTGGGATTGGATATTCCTTGGATGCCATAAATATTTCTAACAGATCTATTCCTATAGCTATATATGAACACTTTGAAGGGTAGATATATTCCGAGGAACATTCGGAAATATAGAGGAGACTACAAGAACATAATTTATCGTTCTTCATGGGAGCTCAAATTCATGAAATACTGTGATTTGAATGACAGTATTCTTGAATGGGGTAGTGAGGAAGTTGTAATTCCATACAGATCTCCTCTCGATAATAGAATTCACAGATACTTTGTTGACTTCTATATTAAAGTAGAAGATGTAAACAAACAGATTAAAAAGTATCTGATCGAAGTTAAACCCAAAAGACAAACTGCTCCACCACCAAAACCAAAACGACAAACAAAAAGATATATCAGTGAAGTGACTGAGTATGCAAAAAACCAAGCTAAATGGAAAGCAGCATCAGAGTTTTGTGAGGATAGACAATGGAAGTTTATGATAATCACAGAAGACGAACTTAAGGTATGAGTGTATTCTCACTAGTCAAAGAAGCTGCTGGAGACGAACCAAGATCATTTGGTTGGTATCGAGACAACGTAAAGACTCTATTTAAAATTAGTGATCTGTATGCAGATCTGGTAGAACAGGAAGAGACACTAACTCCTGCACCAGGACAGTTATACATGTTTGAATACAAAGCCATCTTTGCAGCAAAATTAAATTTCTATGATAGATTTCCCCTTGTGTACATCACAGGTACTGGAGATCCATTTAGAGGTATCAATCTACACTATCTCCCACTGAGACCTAGACTTAATCTAATTTTAAATCTTGAGAACGGTGTGTTAGCAGGAGCTCCTAAGAGAGCGTACCATAACTATCTACTAAGGGGTCTAGAAACTCCTTTATACCTGATAAATAGTGATGATTACAGAACTGCTGCCTTCCTACCAGTGGAGGACTTCGGCGGTACAAGTAAAACAGCAGTCTGGAACGGAGCAAAACAACAATGACCGTAGAGAGAGTATCAAATCTAAACGTCTTATCAAATTACAATGAGTTCAAATCGAACGTCAGTAAGTATGGATATAGTATGTCCAACTTATATGATATTCAATTTGATGTTGCTCAATCAACCAAGTTATTTACAGAACTTTCTGGAGATTTTGATTTAGCAACTGTTGAAGATGCTGCAACACTTTCTGATATTGTGCAGTTGATGAGATTGTACACAACAACATGTACAATGCCTGGTGTTACTATGACTGACAGTGAATACAGAGTTACCAATACACCTCAGTTAAAATATGCCTATGGCGCAGTTTTTAATGAGTTTAGTGTAACTTTTATATTAGATTCTAATTCTAACATCAGAAAGTTATTTGATAAGTGGACAAATGTAATTTATCCATATGCAGCTTTTCGTGGGGATTCAGCTGGAGTTCTAAGAACACGGTATAAAGAAGATTACATTGCTGATATTACTGTTGTAAAATACGAAAGAGGATCTTCAACAACTAGAAATAAAAAACTTGGAAATAGAATTCCAAACAGAAGAATTGTTCCCGACACCGAAAAAAATACTGCAGATCTGGATAGTTACTTCATCGATAACGTTGCAGTTCATGCAGTTAGAATGAAAAATGCCTTTCCAAAGTCAATTGACTCGATGACTCTATCGGCTGATGGTAGTAGTTTATCACAGTTTTCTGTGTCGTTTGAGTATGAGTCTTTACAAACAAGTACTCCTACAAGAACAGCACTCCGATAACCCTTATAAATATTTTAAGATTATATTATTGTCATAATGCCTTTACCAAAGCTAAATGCTCCAACATATGAGTTGGCACTTCCATCATCAGGAAAAAAAATCAGATACAGACCATTCCTAGTTAAAGAAGAAAAAATTCTTCTAGTTGCTATGGAGTCTGAAGATGAGAAACAGATGCAAGATGCTGTTAAACAAATTCTCAAAAACTGTATCCTCAGTAGAGGAGTCAAGATTGATGATTTAGCAGTCTTCGATATCGAATATCTTTTCCTAAATATTCGTGGTAAGTCTGTAGGTGAAGAAGTCACATTGAATCTCATCTGCCCAGATGACAATGAGACTCAGGTTGAAGTTGTTATTGATATCGAAGATATCAAAATTCAGAAACCAGATGATCACGATTCTCTGATTAAATTGACCGATGAAGTTTATCTTCAAATGAAGTATCCAAGTATGGAAACTTTCGTGAAGAATAATATTACTGGTCAAACCAACTCTGTAGATACAATCTTTGATCTCACAACCAGTTGTATTCATCAGATTATTGAAGGTGAAGAAGTTTATGAGTCCAAGAGTTTTTCAAAGAAAGAACTTCTAGAATTCATGGACAGTATGGATAGTACACAGTTTCAATTAATTCAAAAGTTCTTTGAAACTATGCCAAAACTTTCTCATATTGTTGAACTTGAAAATCCTAAAACTGGAGTAAAGAGTGAAGTTGTAATTGAAGGACTTCAGAGTTTTTTCGATTAGTTCTAGCTCATGAGTCACTTGAAAACTATTACAGAACAAACTTTGTAATGGTACAACACCACAAGTGGGATCTAGAACAATTAGAAAATATGATGCCGTGGGAAAGAGAAGTGTATGTTCAGATGCTCATCGAGTTTATCGAAGAGGAGAATGAACGAATTAAAAATCAACAAAGGTAAATAATGCCAGCAGCCGCCGCAGCAGCACCACTCATAAAAGGATTACTCGGAGCAGGAGCTCGCGGGGCGGCTACTGGTGGTGCTAGAGCAGTTGCTACTAACGCCGCTAAAGGAATGGCCGCAGACGCTGTAAAAGGTGGCGCCAAACAAGGAATGAAAAAGTTTGCCCAAGGGATGACGGGCAGAACTTCTGATGACTATAAAGCAACTGTTGACGGTATAAATCCAGAGACGGGAGAATATTTAACACCAGAAGAAAGAAAAGCAAGGTTCAAGGGATTTGCAACTGGAGTAAAACCAGGATCCCAAAAGCTGTTATCTGCTGGACCAACACAAGCTGTAGCTGCATTACCACCTGGTGGTGGTGTTGGTGCTGGTGCGGATGATCCACAAGAAAAAACTGTGAATCATCTAGAAAAAATCCAGATGTATCTGGAAAAACTTTTAAAGATTGAAGAGAATGCTTTAGAGAGATTGCAGGATAGAATCCTCAATGAAGCAAGGAAAGATAATAAAGAAGCGGCTGAGGAAGAAGAAGCCGGAATGGAAAAAGGTAAGGATAAGAAAGAAAAGAAAGGAAATCCTTTAGTACAGGGGATGAAGAAGAAAGCAAAAGGCATCTTCCAATTCCTGATGGATTTTGGTATGAAGTTTATTGGATATAAAATTTTAGAATGGATTGGTAAACCTGAGAACCAAGAAAAGGTTGCCAATATGATCGAATTCTTCAAAGGAGTCGTTAGTTTTATTGGAACTGTTGGTAAATTTATTGGTGATGGTTTCAATTTTGCTGTTGAAACTGTAGAAAAATCGATTGAAGGTATTAAGTTTTTAGCCGACAAAATAAAAGAGTTCTTTACTTTTGAATGGTTAGATGTTGATGCACTATTAGAACCAGTACAACCTATTCTTACTTTTTTCACTGAAACAATTCCAGCAGTAATGGATTCGTTCTTGGATTCGCTTGCTGGTATAGTTCAACAACTTGATAAACTTCCAGAACAATTTGTAGGTATTGTAGATAAAATTGTAAATGGTTTCATGGGATTCTTGGGATTAAATCCTGATAACACAAAAGAATTCAACGAACCAAAAGATGGGGATACAAAACCAATACCAAAAAATAGTAGCGATGCTATATATGATTCTGGTGGTGGATCGGATCCAAAAAATAATCAAGATAAAGAAGACGGACCACCAAAAATGAGGCAGGGTGGTTATCTTTCTGGAAGAACGCATGCTCAAGGTGGTGAGGTTCGTGAACTTGAGGGTGGTGAGTATGTATTTAATAGAAGAGCAGTTGCTTCAATTGGTAGAAACAACTTAGATAAAATGAATTTTGGTGATTACCCTTCTGTTAGAGCACCTGGTGCAAAACAGGATAGAGGTGATTCATATAATATGACAGCAGCTACTGGTGGTTTTATACAAAAGTATCAAGAAGGTGGTGCAGTTCATCCTCTTCTGAAGAAGATGGATGATCAGAACATCAAAAAAGCACATGCTCCTTCTGGATATTGTGTAACGGGATCACTTAATACTATGGAGAAGAGTGGTGTTCCTGAACCTGCTGCTACTGGCCTTGATGTAGGTAACAATCCCAGAGGTGCTATAGTTCAGATGATGAAGGATTTTGGGTGGAAGAGTATGGGTGGAACCAAAACTCCTCTTTCAAGTCCTTATGGAAAAGTTTCACCAGGAATTTTTACAAGAGATGAAT